ATGCTAAAGGCGGCATGATGAAAAAGAAGAAGAAGTAATGGCGAAGTCTACTGTAAATAAAGCAGGAAACTACACCAAACCCACCATGAGAAAGAACCTGTTTAGCCGAATTAAAGCAGGTTCTAAGGGTGGTAATCCCGGACAGTGGAGTGCTAGGAAAGCTCAGATGTTAGCCAAGCAGTACAAAGCTAAAGGCGGTGGGTACAGATAATGGCACTTGCAAAGAGTCAAAGAAGCCTTAAATCATGGACAAAACAAAAATGGAGAACCAAAAGTGGTAAGCCAAGTGGAAAAACAGGAGAACGCTATCTTCCATCATCTGCAATCAAAGCCCTATCACCTCAAGAATACGCAGCCACAACGGCAGCTAAAAGAAAAGGCAAAGCTGCAGGAAAACAGTTTGTTAAGCAACCTAAAAGCATTGCTAAAAAAACAAGAGCACACAGAAAAGTAACCTGATGTTAGAAACTTGGTTCATAGTAGCTATTATGTTAGGAGTCCATTCGGATGGGACGCAAGATGTATACATATTTGAGAAACCGAAAGAACACGGTCACTTCCACAGTTCAATGGAGTGTCGAGACTTTGTACGAGACAATCCGATTCCTATTATAAAGGCACTAGCAAATCAATATGGACAAAGACCTATTCAAAGAGTTATGTGTGTACCTGAAGAGAATGTTCTCAGATTTGTGGAAGAACAAGACATAAGTAACTTGGATGCCAGAATATAGGCATGGTCCTTACAGCATCGCAGGGGCAAAGTTAGTGACTTGTGAAGTGTGTGGGCATCAACATAGAAGTACACATTGCGTGTTCTGCGAAAACTCTGGTGATAATGGAGAATGGGTAAACAAAATAATAGACGATCAAGAGAAGAAAGAAAAAGATGGCAAAAGTTCTAAATGAAAAACAACAAAAATTTATGGCTGTTCTGTTTGATGGAGCAGGAGGGGATGTTGTTACTGCAAAGAAGATGGCAGGATATGCAGATACTACAGCCACCAGTGACGTTATACGAGGACTAAAAGATGAAATAGCGGATGCAACAAAAGAGTATATGGCTCGTGTTGCACCAAAAGCTGTTGTAGCAATGGGCAATGCTCTTGTTGATCCAACAGAGTTAGGCATAAGAGATAAAATGACTGCAGCCAGAGATTTACTAGACAGAGCAGGGTTTATGAAGACTGAGAAGATAAATGTGGAATCTTCAGGAGGAGTATTCGTACTACCTGCTAAAGAAGGAAAAAATGAGTAGCGAAGCATTAGGCTTTTGGGTATTACCAAAACCATATATAAAAAGTTGGAGAAGAATACCTAGAATAGCAAGAACTGTTCCTTTTGGTTATGAGGTAGACGAAGAGGATAATGATTTTTTGCTTCCTGTAAGTATACAGTTAAACGCACTAGATAAGGCAAAAGAGCATTTAAGGCAGTATAGTTATAGAGAGGTTGCGAACTGGCTTTCTAAAGAAACTGGTAGGTATATATCTCACGTAGGACTAAGAAAAAGAATACACATTGACAGAAAACGTAAGACAACAACTACAGTTAAACGCAAGCTCGCCAAAAGGCTCGAAAAGACGCTTAACGAAATTAAGAAACTCGAAGAAGAGTCCCTCGGTAGTTCCTACGAAGGAAGAGCCGCAGAAGCTTGAAGCATCCATAGTTTTACCAGAACCAAGTGAGGTAGAACCTGAAGTATTGTTTAAGCCAAATGAAGGACCACAAACAGACTTCTTAGCTTCATCAGAACGAGAGGTGCTATATGGAGGAGCAGCAGGAGGCGGTAAATCATTCGCCATGTTAGCTGACCCTCTTCGTGGAATTAACAACCCAAACTTTAGTGGGTTACTTGTACGACACACAACGGAAGAGTTAAGAGAACTTATACAAAAGTCTCAGGAGTTATATCCAAAAGCAATTCCGGGGATAAAGTGGTCAGAACGAAAATCACAGTGGGTAAGTCCTAAAGGGGGCAGACTGTGGATGTCCTACCTAGACCGTGACCTAGACGTAATGCGATATCAAGGTCAGGCATTTAACTGGATAGGATTTGACGAACTTACGCAGTGGGCGACACCTTTTGCTTGGGACTATATGCGTTCACGACTAAGAAGTACAGATTCATCATTAGGACTGTACATGAGAGCAACAACAAACCCCGGTGGAGCAGGGCATCAATGGGTAAAGAAAACATTTGTAGACCCATCGCCCTCAAATACACCTTTTTGGGCAACGGAGTTAGAATCTGGTAATGTTATTACATTTCCAAAGGGTCATAGCAGAGAGGGGCAACCTCTTTTTAGAAGACGCTTCATACCTGCTAATTTGTTTGACAATCCTTATCTAGCTGAGTCAGGTGATTATGAGGCAATGCTACTGTCTTTACCTGAGCACCAAAGAAGACAGTTACTAGACGGTGATTGGGACGTTTCAGAAGGTGCAGCGTTTCCAGAGTTCAACAGGCAGATACATGTAGTAGCACCATATAAGATACCTGCTAGTTGGAAAAAGTTTAGAGCGTGTGACTATGGGTATGGAAGTTACTCTGCGGTAGTATGGATAGCAGTAACACCTGCTGAACAACTCGTAGTATATAGAGAGTTACAAGTATCAAAAGTTTTAGCTGTGGACTTAGCAGATAGAATATTACAGCTAGA